CGAATTGGCGGAACCGGAGGCTCGACGGAAGGTGTTCCGCGGCCGTCCAGATGCAGAACCATCTGACGGGGTTCAAAAAACCACCCCGTCAAATGGTCAATGTAGTCCGAGGCCTCAATGAGCAAGGACACGAGGCGCTCGTCACTTGCCATGGCAAGCGTCACCCCTTCGCTGCGCAGATCGCCCAAGGACGCGTACACCTTAGACCTTGTCCTTTCTCACGTTTCCCTTGGAATCAGCCAGAACGGCAGAGGTCACTACGCCCTCGTTTCGCGCAGGCGAAAGCCGGACTTCATCCGTGGCGCTTCGACGAACCTTCGTCTCGACTTCTTCCCGAACGTCGAGAGCCTTGGCTTCGTCGTCGGTGCAGACATCGAAGGCCAGCGGCGAGTATTCGTCCGCGGCCACCTGCTTGACCGTCTTGAGATACTCCGCTACGGCTTTGCTCACCCGGTGCCATCCACGTTCCTCGTGGATCTTGACTCCGGAATAGGTATAACGACGCAGAACGTGTCCGCGGCGCGGGTCATAGGGTTTGAGCCGAACAAGCATGCTCTCCACGCGAACACCTCACAGTTGAATGTTGATGGCCTTGGCAGTTCCGTTTTCGTCGGCGTATTTCACGTCGAAACGCAGCGTTGCGACGATCCTGAGTACCCCAGCGGAAACATCACGGAAGGTCTCCAGACGAATCTGCCGCCAAATGCCGACGTGCACGTTCTTCGCATTGCACAGCAGCGCGACGGTTTGGTTATTCCCCGCGCCCAGGTTGTCCGGGAATAGCGGAACCGGAACGACCGGTACGCCGGAGTAGAGAACCGGCGTGTCGTCCTCGAGGAACTTGTCACCACCGACCGTTGCGCGCTCAGCAAGGCTGTTTCGGTATTCCAGATCAGCGTCAACACTGGTCAGGTAGGACATCGCTTTCTTGTCCCGCAGGTATTCATTGGGAAGAGACTTGAGCAAATCCCGCAGAATGTTCTTGGTCAAAGGACCACCAGCGGCGTCGACCACATGGGAAGTCGACTGCTTGACGACGCCATCAAGAACCGCAAGGAATGGATCAGCAGAAGTCTTGTCACCGTTGATGACAATCTCCTCCATATCCCGTCCGGCCGCCTCGGCGATCATCTCGAGAATCGTTTGACGCAGCTCGCCTCTTTCGATGTTGTCCTCGAGTACTTCATCCGAAAGATGCACTTCAGCCTTGAAAAGCTGAGCATCCAGCTCGAGGAACGAAACGTCGGGACGGGCTCGTTCATTCAACGCAAGCGCCACGCCTTCCTTCCCAGGGCGCAGAATTCGACTGCCGAACTTGATCTTCGACACTTGGTACTTCGGCGCAGGCATCGGAACGACCGTAGCCATCTGCATTAGCACCGACTGCTTGATAAGCAGCCGCATGAACTTCTGCGCCTGCGCAGGAAGCAGAATTCCGCCTCCAGCAGTCAGGTCGGCAATGGCAAGATCTGCCTTTTCAAGAAGCGTTCGATTCGACGTATAGCTCATAGCGATTCCTTCCTCAGCGGTCGTGGAAGGAGATCGTCTTGTCGACGCTCTCCCGATCCATGGGTCGGTTCATGTCCAAGGGCCAGCTCACATCTTCCTTCGCAGGGCGAGTCGCTGGCGCCTCGGGTGCCTGACGGCTGTTGGGCAATCCAACGCCCTTTTCGAGCTTGGTCAGGCGCTGGGCCTGTTCTTTCACAACGTCCGTCAACCCGCGGAGGGAAGTGGCTACAGACGCGAGTTGTTTGCCGACCTCGGAAGAGGCGTCAGCAGCAGCCGCAGCTTCAGAAGCAGGAGCTGGTTCGACAGCCGCTTGCGCACTATCGGCGTTCTTTTCCGAAGACGAGGCCAGCAATCCCGACACGTCCGAAAGCATCGCTCGAACACCATCAACCACCGAGGAAACCTGCCCAGACACTTCGGGACTCTCAACGCCCGCGGAGGAGGCGAGTTGCCCTGCGACCTCTGCCAACTCCTCGGCCAGTTCGGAGACGATAGGAGTCGAGTCAGCATCGCCTACCTGTCCGAGCTGCTCGATGGCATTGGTCAGAGCTTCGAGCGCCGTGGTGGCGATTCCGAGGGCATCGCCGATGGCTTTCTTCATACCTTCCGCCCCAGCCTCGGACTCTTCGTCTGGCTTGAGTGTTTTTGGATTCTTCTTTTTGTTCTTATCTGCCATTGGCTTATCCCTTTTCACCACCAAGAATCTTCGCTTGTTTGCTGCCCGATCAACGAGGGACACTTCCTCGACGACCATGTCGATCAATCGATGGGTCTTGACTTCGTGCTCGTCTTTCTGTTGAATGCTCATGGTTCACCCGTCACATCCGCAGAGTCAGGGGCGACGGCCTCGGGGACACGACGAGCTGTCCCTCCTATAGAAAAGCCGCTGAGCGTGCCATCTTTGACCTGTCCCCAGAGCTCATCCGAAACGACATGAACCCCGAGAAGCCAGGTTCCTTTCCTCACGGAGACTCCACCGAGTTCGAAATCGATCGGGGCAAGGTATGATTCGAGAACCTTGACCTGATCGTTGACGCGAACTTGGTGCATCAACCCAAGCCCGCCGAATTCTTCCATGAATCGATGAGCGGCTTGGCGAATCTCCTCGGCCGAGTAGATATCGCCTTGCGCATCGACAACTTCGGGTTCTAGCACAATGCCGAAAACGAAACGATCGTCTCCAGGGTCGATCCCTTTGAGCAGGGTCGAGCCCTTTGCAAAGGCTTCCATTTCGGGAATGTCCTCTGACTTGTGTACGGGGAAGTTCGCACAAAACAGACGCATGGCCTGCTTGGCACCGCCTCTTCCAGAGGCCTCTCGGACCTTGAGTCGGAAGACCTTCCCGACGGATTTGAAGGCGGCAACGTTCTCTGGACTGTTATTCAGAACCGCGATGAATTTGCCTTCGATTCCTTTTAACACACCGATGAATTCTTCCAGGTCGATCACCGCCTCCTTGTCGAACCATTCGCCCGGATAGGGAGGGTCGATGAAGAAGAAGGTATCGGGACCGTCGAACTTCTCGATGGTCTTGCGGTAATCCTGACGAAGAATGGTCACATTCTGAAGTCGCTCTGCGCCCTTGAGATACTTCTCAGGATTGGTGGTGGAACCCAGATGCTGCCCCGCTACGTGGGTGCCATCGGGACGGCAGTCTCGCGCATGAGTTCTCACGAATACCAGCTTGTAGAATCGCTCCAGATCGTCCTTTGGCTCGAGGTCCCGCGCTTTGGCAAAGCTCTCCTGGGTGACCTTCCATTCGAACCGATCGGCCAGTGTTGCGACTTGCTGCGCAGTCATGTCCTTCACCGCGCAGTGGAGAAAAACGACATCTGGATCCACATCCGCCAGGACTTCCTTCTCGGAAGGTTCCTTCGCATGCAGAACCGCCGCAGCACCCGCGAAGGGTTCCACGTAAGTCTTGTGCTCTGGAATCATCGAGACAATGCGCTTGGCGTAGTGGAAGGATCCTCCGAAGGTTCCGAAAGGCTGGGCCTTCTCGAGGTCACTGATGGCCTCGTCGTCTTCCCGCAAAGAAACAGGAACGGCGACCGAAACGGGACGATCCTCATCGACCTCCCATCCGTCCTCCCGAAGCCCGTCGACGCTTTTCGCCGCAAGAGTATAGTTGCTGACCAAAAGCTGCGTCAGGATGGAAGGTCCACCCACGCCGCGCATGGATCCGATGCTTCGACGGGTTCGAATGCGACGAATGTCGAAGCCCGCCTCCTTGACCAGTTTCGGGAGTTCCCCCCGAATACCGTAGGTCATGAGGAACTTGCCTTTGAGCTTACAGAGCAGGTCGCAAAAGTTCTGCTCGTTGAAGACATCTTCCCCGACGTCTACATTGTAGCCGAAATAGGGAGGGTCGAGAAAGTGCACAGTGTCTTTTCCGTCGTATTCTTCAACGACGGGACGGTAGTCTCCCCCGTAGATCTTCACACCACGAAGTCGAGGAGCGAACTGCTCGATGCGGTCGACCGTCTTGGCTTCGACGCCATCCACCGACGGGGAGAAGCTCTTCCCGCGCATCTTCCCGTAAGAAAAGTGCGTCAAGTACAAGAACCGATGAAGCCATCCGAGGTCGTCGCGAGGACTGGCGTCGATGAGACCCTTGAAGGTAGCCTCATCGCCAACCCACGACTTCTGGCGCAGACGGGAGATGTCCTTGGGCTTCAGCTTCTGAATCACCTTGTAGGCGCGCGAGATCTCGGTGTCAGCATCGTTGATGGCTTCGACACTGCAAGGTTCCTTGGCGAAGAGCACCGCAGCACTGCCAGCGAAGGGCTCGACGTAGGTCTTGTGGGCCGGTAGCATCGAGACAAGACGCTCCGCGATACGCTTCTTGCCAGCGGGGGAACCCCAGATGGTTTTGTGCACGGGCACCGAATCGCGCTTATCGAGAAGCTCGTAAGCGTGTTCCAAGGCGCGAAGAAAGGGACTACCCATGACGTGCCTCGATTGGGGCAAGACCGGGTTTGAGGGGATGTCTGCGAGTTGTCATGGCTCGCAGGGGGCAGAGGCTCTACGATTTGATTGGGGGACACGTCACGTCAAAATGGGTCGACATCAAATACCTGGCACCACATTAGACCTACACATCCCATGAAACGGCGGGAATCCCACCCCCAACGGCGCCAACTCTTTCCCCGACAACCCGCTCGAAAAACTCACCTCGATCATCCCTCGCGCCATACCCCGATCGCTCC